GCTTGGCAGTCGTGGCGGGGCACGGCGAGGCGGTGGCGGTGGCAGGGCGGGGCTCGGCGGGCAGGCATGGCGTGGCAAGGCAAGGCAGGGCTTTGGCAAGGCTTGGCAGGCAAGGCTAGACGGCGAAGTCCCGGTGCGCCTCTTCGCGTACCTCAAACTCCATATCCACGCCCACGAAATCCACGTCGCCATAGGTGAACGTCCGCAGCCCTTGCCCGGGAATGTACGTCATCCACGTACACAGCCCGCCCAACATAATGTGCAGCCCAAACTCTTCGAGGATGCGCTGCCGAAGCTGAATCGTGAGCCGGGAGTTCTGACCCATCAGCGCCGCCGCAGGCCCGGCCAACACCTGCACCGAGACAACGTAGTCATCCTGTTCGAGTCCGGCGACGCGGCTGTACTGCGTCGAGCGATCATAGAACACGAGCGCGGCGGGCCATTGGTTGATGACGGCGGGCGGGAACGTCGCGCGCCCTTCGTCCACCTGGCACCAGACCTCCTTGATACCGTCCACCTGGCGCAATACGTCGGCGATCGCGTCGAGCACCAACTCCATGTGCAGTTCTTGAGTCACGGTGCTGCCAGCCTTTCCCACTCCCGGGCGAGCGCTGCAGCCATGATCTCGCGGGCTTCGGGTCCGATGGCGCCGATGGCGTGCCCGCCGCCTTTGATGCCGACGTAGGGCCGCTCGGGCGTCCCGGTGGACTTGAACCGAAACCCGCTTCTCTTCATGTCGCCCCGCTTCGCTGTTCTACGCCCACCCACAATCGGGCCGGTCTTCGTGAAGCCCCGGTAATACCATGTGCGGCCAAACTCTGTCGGCTTCGACGCGGGATGGTTGACCTTCACGCCCGCATACATGGCCGTACCCCGGCCACGGATAGGCCTCGCCACGGCCTTGCCCGCGAGACTGCCGGGGGCGCGTGCGTTGATGGCCGCGACAGCCATGCCCTGCACTCGTTGCAGAGCTTCCCGCGCGTACGGCAGGTCCTCGAAGCCCTCCAGCGCCTTGAATGCGCTGTTCAAGCTGGTCACGCCGGGAACATCGATGCTCCACTTCGCAACTGCCATCAGATGCCCGCCGGAAACGTGCGGCGGTTGATCATGTCTCGTATCGCCGGGAACAATGCATTCACGGTCCAGCCGAACTCCGCGCCCTGGGGATTCGCACCGCCGCTCTGTTTCTGCCGGTAGAACCGAACAGCCTGGAGAACCGTCGCCTCTTCGATGTCCCGCGAGTAGCGCCGCCTGTTGACTGTGGCCGAGATGAGATGAGTCGCCGCCGTCGAACCGTTCAGCCCGCGCGAGACGGTCACCGTCTTGCCGCTCACGGCGTTCACGGGCATCTGCTCGCTGTCGATAACGATCGTGTCGCCGAGTCCCACCTCGCCGCCGGTGGTGAGCGTCAGCGTGGTCCCGGTCGTGTCGATCATGGCGGCCGCCAACGTGTCAGCCGCTTCGAGCTCGTGGCTATAGCCAAACACGCCGGTGAGCCGCGTGCCCCGTGGCAACGGTGAGAACGACGTCCGGACAATCGAGTATCGGTTGTTGATGAGGAACAGCGCCGGTGTGTGCGCCGGCCGATTCCAATCGTATAGGTAGTAATCGGTCGTCTCGACGAGTGGTTGCGCGAACGTGCCCGCGCCCTGGTCAATGCCAACGGCGCTCAGACTCACGATGTCGAAGCCGGGCATTACGCCGTAGTGCAGCCCATCCGCGCCGAGGTTGAGTTGATGCTCCCCGGAGGCGCAGTAGCGGATGCCAACACGGCTGAAGAACTCGCGCCCGCACTCGCGGTCGATGCCCCGTGAGACGGATTCGAGCAGGCGCAGAAACGACGGGTCGCGATCGTCGACCGCAGACCCGCCGTCTTGTGCCCCGAGTTCCTGCTTGAAGCGAGGAACCGAAACGTATACATTCTCGGCCATTTAGACCGCCTTCTGTTTCGCCTTTGCAGGCTTGTCGGCCGGCATCTCTACGATATCGCTTGGCGGTGGTGGCATTGCCACCACCTTGGACCCGGTATGCCTCGCAAGGAAAACGTCAGCCTCCTTGCGGGTCATCTTGATGAGCGTCCCCCGCCCGTCCGTATCAACGCGAACGAGCGGTCCTGGTTCAGCCAATCGCTTAAGCCTCTGCCGTCCATGTCCCGGTATACCCGAAACATGCCCATCTTCCGGCTTCACAACAAACGATCTCGACGGTCTCCCCGACCGCATCGGCGGTCAGATACTTCCCGGCAGCACCAGCAACGCCGTTCGACGGCAAAGAGATGACCTCCGTACCGGCCGGGTCGATGCGAAGCTCGAAAGCCGCTCCCACGTAGAAGCTGTATCGATGCCCAACGGTTGCAGCTGGAAGGGTAAACGTCACCGTGGCGACCGCACCCTTTGTACTGAAAAGCTTTCCGTTCTCTTCAACCGTGAGGGTGCGGGCGGAAGCCGTCTGCACCACCACTTCGGCTATCCCGCGACCTGCAATCGTGCTCATGAAAACCCTCCTTACGGGGTAACTATCCCGGCTGTGCGGAGCTTTGCGAGCAACGCATTTTGTGTGACTCGGATCGCTGCGACATCCACCAGCAGCGCCTCGTAGTCGAGGTCCACTTCGATGGCCCACGTTCGCAGGCTGTTGATGGTGGTAATCGCGGCATCGCGGTTGCCAGCTGTGTCATAGGCTCCAGCGGTCGCGCCGGTACCACCCGCTGGCGCAGCAGCCGGAACAGCCGCCGCGATACCGGTACCCGTCGCCGCGTCCGTGTCCGCCTGGGCGGCGGTTGGGATTGCGGCGGCCAGCGTGCCAAGTTCACCGGATGCGGCCGCTTCGCGGGCAGCGCCAGCTGTGAGATTCAGGTAAGCCATGATGAGTCCCCCTTTCTCGCTTAGGCCGTCATATCGATTTCGACGATCGCGTTCGGCTTGATGATGCCGAACGCGGCCCGGAGTTCGGCCAGGATGGCCACAAGGTTTCGAATGAAGAAGTCGGAATGGCTGTCGCTCACGCTGATGCTTGCCTGTTCACGGTCCCAAAGAACGCAAACCGAGAAGTCGCCGACGAGCGCGGTGCCAAGAGGAACGGCTTCGGATTCGATGACCGGCAGCCCCCACAGTCGGGGCGTCCCCATCGCCATGGGCCCACCAAAGAAGTACTTCGCCTCGTTGTCCTGCAGGAGGTCGATGATCTCCCAGTCCTCAGGATTCATGACGAATGCGTTGGGGACTCGACGCCCCACGGTGCGCACCTTGCGGCGCGCCTGGCGGGTAGTCATAAGAACGTTGGTCGCCCACGCCTGGGCCTGGGTGCCTGTGGTATTGAGGATGCCGGTGAAGTTTTCGCCAACACCGTCACCGTTTGCGATCTGGTCTTCGAGTTCTTCGTCGAGGCCGTACCGGAGGAACGCATCGATGAGACCGCGCAACTGCGACGCGTCAGACAGAGCGCGCTTGGTCGCGGGAATCCAGTGGGCGATCGTCTTAACCGGCGTCGAAACCCGCTCGAAGGCGAGGGTCGATTCTGGCTTTACGCCCGACCCGCCGGAGGCAGCCGTGGCCTCGGCAACAGGCGCGGCGGCGTTGGTCTCGGTAGTGATGCGAACGTACTCGACGGTATCGCTATCCGTCTGGAGGTTGGTGATGATGTTGCGCATGGTCAGCGGGCGGCGCCCCAGCTCGGTCAGTCCGGGATAGTAGGTCGGTGTGACGAACGCACCCGCCGAGGTATCCGTCGTGCCGGTGAGAAGACCGGCTTGCTGATCGAGTTCGCGCATACCCTTGAACTGGAGCGGCGGCGATTGAAGCCGCTTGGCCGAGTCCGGGATGAACCCGCTCGGAGCCATCGACGCGTGCCAGTCCTTGAACGCCTGGTTGTCAACGAACCGCTGCCCAACCGAAACGAGCTTTGGACGATCGCCGTCTCGCGCTTGCGCCTTTTCAAACGGCGGACGAGAGGCGTGGCGCATGTTTGCTTCTTGGTTATTCCAGTCAGTCTGGTCCTTGACGAACTGCTCCGCGGAGTTCGAAGCCTTCACGGCATCGACCATCGCCCCGCGAAGGATCGTGACGTGCGCTTCCTGTTCCGGCGACGGCAGGTTGTCGTCGTTGTATTTCGCCATCTCCGCAGAGAAGGCGTCCTTCGCGTCGCTCGCCGTCTGGCGCAGCAATTCAACCTTGGTTGCCATCTGAACTCCCTTATGCCGTTTCGGCGAGTGATTGCTGTGCCTGCCAATTCAAGCGGCGCAAACGAGTGCGTCCCTCTTCGTTGGCCTGCGGTTCGATGTCGGGGGATTCGGCGGATGTACCTGCCGGTGCCTTCGAACGAAGAGTCCCGGCTTTCTCAATCGCGGCGGCCAGCGTCATCACGCCGTCCACCATTCCGAGCTTCTTGGCGGTCGCAGCCGTTACCACGTCGCCTTCGCCGAACCCGCCGCGCACGGCGGCGGGAGTGACCCCGCGCCCTCGCGCAACGTCGGCAACAAACTGTCCGTAGGTGGCATCGACAATGCCCTGGAAGTGCTTCGCGTCATCTTCGCTCAGAGGCGCGAACTCGTTTCCGCGCAACTTATTCTTACCGGCGCTGACGTAGGAGACCTTGACGCCGGCGTTTTCGACGACCTGCGCCATATCCATGTGCGCCATGTACACGCCGATGGAGCCGACAAGAGCGCCGGGGGTTGCGTACACCTGGTCGGCGGCCGCAGCGATCCAGTAAGCGGCACTCGCGGCCACGCTGTTCGCGACCGCAACGATCGGCTTCTTCCCGCGCGCCGCCATGATCTGCCCGGCCAGTTCGGTCATGCCGTAGGTGCTGCCACCAGGCGAGTCGATGTCGAACACGATGGCGCGCACGGCGTCATCAGCGACATATGCCGCGAACTGCTCCGCGATCGCGTCGGTCGATGCGCCGCCGAAAAGAAAGTCGAACAGGCTTTCGCCCGCGTGCTGCTTGAGTGTGCCACGGATCGGGATGACTCCGACGCCGCCCGACCGGCCCGACTTTGCCGCCTCGCCACCAACCATGCTCATCCGGCCGCTTCCGGTCACGGAATCCACCGCCGCCGCAAGAGCTTCGAGCGCCGAGGGCATGATCGCCCACGGCTGTTGAGAGAGCAGATGACACGCAAATCGATCCATTACCAATAATGTGGGGCGTGGAGGGGAAGGCGGTTTAGGCCGCTGGAGGTCCGCTCCCCATCTGGTCCGCGGGAACCATATTCATAGCCGCGAGCAACATGTCCGCGCCATCCACGTCGGGCATGTCCTCCCATCCGCGAATGTCCTTAGCAGTGAGCCAGCGGCCGTAACCCATAGCGTACGCCTGGTACCGCTGGAGCGTCGTGCCTCGAAGTAACCCTTCGAGGTTGAACCTCATGTATCGGTTTGTTAGTTCCCGCACGAGCAACGCGTCGGAAACCGCTTGCTCGACGGCGCTGATGTGCGCCTGGAAGTTGAACTGAATGAGGTTGCGGTTCTGTTCCTCCAGCCCGTTGCCGCCGCCTTGCGAGGCATGGTCCATGTCGCCAAGAAGAAACGGTGGCAGGCCGAGCAGCGTGGCAATATCACGCATCTGGAATTTGCGCAGAGATTCGAGTTGCATCTTGTCTGGGTCAACGCGCGTCTGTTGGAACTTCGCGCCGTTCCCCATAAATTTGACCTTGTGCTGATTGCTTACCCCGGCCCGCTGGGCGGACCAAAGCCGTGACAATTCCTCCGCTTCCGGAATCGACAACCGCCCCTCGGTGGACACGATGCCGGGCGGGATAGATCCTTCCGACACGGACCGGGCGGCATATTCCTGCGCTGAAATACCCAGCGCAATCGACTCAGCCGCGATACTCACCGGGTCGTACCCAACGATGTCCTCTCCCCAGTTTGGGATATGGACGATCTCCCCGCCTTCGCGGTAGTCGATCATGGGCAGCTCGTCGTCAATTTCGTACACCTTGCGACCGCTCTCCGCCCGGCCAACACGTACGCGACGCCGAGCGATGTGCCAGAGGTTGAGCGGTGTTCCGTCATCGGCCTTGTCGACGTAAATGAACGCGTTTCCGCGCACCTCGTCGGCGAAGATGCGCTCCCAGAACGACTGCTTTGTTTGCTCGGGGTTGGGGCGCATCCACAAATACCGCGTATCGTCCGTCTTGATCTTCGCGGTGATGCCGTCGATGCCGTTGCCGTCGATCTCCTCGTGGAAGACCTGGACGGGAAGCCCGCCCAGCGTGCGTGCGAGCAATGAAACGCCACGATAGAACGCGGGAAGACCCAGCGCCGAAGCGTCGGTGACGGCGGATGCAGCGGTGGTGATAGGGCTGAACGGCCACAATGGCCACTTGCTCACGGTTAGGGCGGGGTTGCCCCCCGATGTGCGCACCCTGCGCGCTACGTTAGCCAGTACGGTCGTCATCGTCGTCATCATCCACGGCGTAGAAGTTGGCGACCAGAAGCACTACGACTCCGGCAACAAATACGCCGAGCGGTAGGCTGATCAGCCACACGGCAATGATAACCAATCCAGCGCCGAGGGCTTCCATGATGAGGCGTACGCGGTCACTCAATCGTCATCGTCTTGAGGAATGAAGATCCCGTTCCACTGCTCATTCGTCGCGCCGCTCGCCACGGCGTCGAGCCGCGCTTGCCAGCTCATACACCCCGCCATCGCTGCATCGATCTTGTTCGGCGAATCGCGGCGGTCTTTCTGAATCAGCCACAAGGGCGAACCATCGTCGTCCTTGAAATTGAGCTGCGACCGCACGGCATTGCCGATGTGACGCGCGACGCGCGCGTCGCCATTGTTCGACATATCGCCGTTGACGATCGCCGACGCGTAGCTCTTCAACGCCGTCGCCATCTTCCGGTAGTGAGTGGTCGGCCACCCGACAACGCGCTTATCGCCGTGACGGCCGGCCCAGCGCGCCAGGTCCGCCTCCCATTTCGAAGGGTCCGAGTACATGCGCCATACCTCGAAGTCGGCGAACGCCTGGTCAACCGCCGCGTCTACCTCCGGGCGGGGCACTTCCCAGCCCTCGAAATCCTTCTCCCATAGCCCCACCGGCCATTGCCACCCGCACAGCACACACGTAGCAATCAGCGCGGTCGAGTCATCATTGAGTGAGCCGTCGAAGCCCAACGTAATCAGTTGCAGCTTGTGGTCCGCGTCCGGGTGCAAGTGCGCGCTCGCCTTCCACTTCGTCGCGTCGAACGCTTGTGCGGAGGCCGCGACGGTGCGGTTCAGCCACACGCGTTCGAGATATGTGAGGTCCGCGCCGGGATCTTGCCACTGGTCGCAAATACCCTCGATGTCCCGCCACGCCACCGTCGGCCCACACGCTTCGACCACCGCCGCGCGGATGCCCTCGGGCGTCCCCAGGTCGTGGCCGTCTCCCGCTTGCCGGTGAAAGTAGAACAGGCGCGAATCCTTTATGCGGTGCTCCCTAACGCCCTTGGCGTAGTCGGCGCTCTGTTCCGCGACGCTGTTCTCGCCAGGGGTAAACGCGGTCGTCGTTTCGAGTTCCCACGGATCGGCCATCAGCCTCTTTGGCAGGTTCGCCGTCATCGTCGTGGCGGCACGCCGTAGCCGGTCGCTGTTCCATCGGTGCGTCTCGTCCTTGTGTTGGAACGTGGTCCGCGCGCCGTCACGGGCATTTGGGGACCCCGCCAACGCCACGGCCTTCCCGTCGCCGGTCTTTCTCATGATGCGCTCCAGTCCGATGTCGAAGTCCCCGCGAATCGCCACGGACTCCTCAACCATTACCTTGAGCGCGGCATACGCCAGGTCCTCGGTCTGCTCCTCCGTATATGCGACAAGAGCGATGTAAGGGTCCGTCACTCCGCGCCCCGTCGGGGTCCGCCCGGTACTATCGAAATCATAGCAACGCACCGGCGCGTCCGGGTGAAGCTCGCAGGCTGCCAGCCACGCGGCCAGCTCGGTCTTCGCCTGGCCTTTCGCTACCGAGAGACAGCACCGCCGAAAGCGCCGTCGCCCATGGATGGGTTTACCGTTCGCGTCCTTCGCGCCGAGCGGATACACCTCGTACATGCGGCTGATAAACGCCTGCTTTTCGCCGTCCACTTTCGCGGGCATTCCCCGCAGGTCGCCCGGCCCGAACGTGAGATTCGCTTCAATCCAGCGCACAATGCTCGGCCCCAGGCTGGGCCACTCGGCGCCCTCCGCTTCGAGTTCCGGGATCATCAGTACCACCATCAGATCATCATCACGGGCGGCACGCTGTTGCCGAGCCGTTCCCACGCTACCGGGGACGTAACCCGCACCGCGTGGCGGTGCGGGTTCAGGACGTGAATAGCCATGGTCGCGCCCTTGTCCCGCGACGTGGTTGTAATGCTCACGCAGATAGACTCTTGGCACACCGGGCACCATCCATATATTTGAGCGGGCATCACTGCACCATCCGAAGCAAACGACGCGGGTCCTCGGCGGGGGTGGGTGCAGCGGGTTCGGCCACGACCGGCTTCGCCTTCGGCTTGTCGCCTTGCAACACGCCGCTCCGCAACCGCGCGGCCGGAGTGTGCCCAATCATCGGCGCGAGCGCGACGAGATCGCGCGACAACTCTCGTCGCAGCTTCCACAACGGGGAGGACTCCAGGCCGTTCGGGCCATTCACCAGCCGCCCACTCTTCCTGAGTTGCGCGTCCACCTCCACCCACTCGGCCCAGAGTGTGCAGTGCTGAATGAGGAGTGCGCGGTCGGCCGTGTGCATCGCGCCCATTTCCATCAGGCAATCGACGACGCGCTTCCACTCGGCAAGCGCTTCGCCCCCCATCTCGCGCGGGTGCTCGGGGCGCTTGGCCTCAATGATGCTCGTCACCATCTTGATGTTGCGCCGTTGCGCGTTCGGATTCGGTACCCGTCCTCGTGTCCCCATCAGGACAGTATCCCATCACGGATGGACGTGGCGATCGCCGCCATCATCACGGGCGGCACGCTGTTGCCGAGCCGTTCCCCCGCTACCGGGGCCGTCTTATTCTTACCCATGCGTTTCGCATACCTTTCTGAGAATC